TGCCGGGTGTTGGAACAGCCGCATTGAACTTGCTTAATCTTGCTGGCAAAAAGTCTGCAATGAGTCTTTTGACAAAGATTGCTAAAGACGAGCCTGTTATTAAAGATGGAAAGGTTACGTACAGCACAGACATTGTTAAAGATGACAGAGGCAGTGTTGTGGGTATTGTTGAGCCGGGATTGATAGAAGGCACTAAGGTTTATTCGGGGCGTCCTGAGTTTAACCCCCTTGCGGCCCCAGAGCCTGAACAAGAGCCAGAGCCAATAGCCGCACCAATAGAGCCTGTTGTGGAAGATGTTACACAAGACACATTACTCGCGCCGACTAAGAAACGTGCTAGGGCTACTCGTTCTAAGCGTTTTGCTGGTGAAACCCTGCTGGAAGGCGGGGGAGTCTTATACAAGTAGGATTAGTGTTATGGCCGTACAACAAGAATCAAGGCAAGAAGCGCAAGTACAAAAAGTTAAGGCGCTTCAAGATGATGTCATTGGCCGCGCTATGGATGATTTGTTTACTATAGAGTCTGCGCGTGGTGTTTTGACTGGCGAGGAAAAGGTCGGTCGGACAAGTGGTAAATACCACATAAAAGACGAAACCTTAAAAATGTTCAACATTAGCAAAGACCTTCCAGAAGAAGAGCAGGCTCGCCAAACGGTTATGGGCTTTATTGGTTTTATGAAAAACGGTAATAGCGATATTAACATAGCTGGAATTGACTTTGACGCTTTAACGCCAGACGAGCAGGTTGCCAGCCTGTCTTTTTTGTACAATTCAGGCCACAACCAGCCAAAATTTAGAAAAGCTTTAGGCCACCTAGCAAGAGCGCGGTCAGGCAAAACAGACTACGACCCAAAGATTCTGTCGAAAATTGCCTCCGGCTTTATGGATGTATACACCGCCGATAGTATTCCTGTTGAGGGCTTGATTAAAAGAAGGCTGTCAGAACAGAATGTTTTTCTGAACGGTGGCAAAATTAGCTATGAGGTTGATGGGTATACAGGGAAAGCAGCGGGCATATCAACATTGCGCAATGCAAGAGAATCATCTTTATCTGGCTTGCAAAACTTAGAATCCAGCATTCGCATGAGGAGTAAAAAATGAGTTTCTTGACCCCTAAAATGCCAACACCACCTCCACCACCTCCCCCGCCACCAGAGCCGGATATTGGGAAAGCTAAAGCTTTGGCTGAAGAAGCTATGGCAGGCGAAGTAGCGCGGCGTAGGGGCCGTGGCTCTACTATCGTAGCTGGTGCATTGGGTGATACAACAACGCCAACAACCAAAACACCAACACTATTGGGGTAAGTCATGGATAAAGCAGTCAGCATAGTAAAGCGGTTCGAGTACACTAAAAGCCGCCGCGATAACTGGGATACGCACTATCAGGAACTAGCGGATTACATGCTGCCGCGTAAAGCTGATATTGTGAAGAAGCGGTCACGCGGTGAAAAGCGCATGGAACTTATCTATGACGGCACTGCTTTACAGTCTATCGACCTGATGGCCGCTTTCCTTCATGGCATGCTGACTAGCGGCGCAGCGCCTTGGTTCCATTTGGACATCAAGGACACAGACATCAACCGCGATGATGATGTGCGCGAATGGCTGCAAGACACATCTATGCGTATGATGCGGGCCTTTAACCAGTCAAACTTTGAGACTGAGGTGCATGAGACCTACGTTGACTTGGTTGTGTTCGGTACGTCTTGCATGTTTATTGAGATGGACAAGGGCAATCTGCGGTTTAGCACACGCCACATCTCTGAGTTTTACGCGCAAGAAGACCAGTTCGGCATGGTGAACACTGTGTTCCGCATGTACAAAATGACTGCGGAGCAAGCTGTAGAACGCTTTGGCATTAATAATGTTAGCGATTACATCAAGAAAAAGATTGAAAAGAACCCTGACGAAGAAGTCGAAATCTTGCACGCAGTTATGCCGCGCACTGAGCGCAATGTAACTAAGGCTGACAACAAGAATATGCCATTTATGTCTGTGTACATTTGCATGCAGACAAAGATGATTATGTCTGAGGGTGGCTTTTCTGAACTGCCATATGTTGTTCCGCGCTTCCTCAAGGCGACTGGCGAGGTTATGGGCCGTTCACCAGCAATGACAGCGTTGCCTGACGTTAAGATGCTTAACCTGATGTCTAAGACAATTATTCAGGCGGCACAGAAAATGATTGACCCGCCATTGCTTGTGCCTGATGACGGCTTCTTGTTGCCTATCCGCACACAGCCGGGTGGCCTGAACTTTTTCCGGGCTGGTTCCCGCGACACAATTACGCCTCTGCAAACTGGTGCTAACATTCCTATCGGCCTAAACATGGAAGAACAGCGCCGGGCTGCAATTCGTCAGGCCTTTTATGTTGACCAGATTTTGTTCTCAGGGCAGCCGGGCATGACTGCTACGGAGGTCATTCAAAGGCAAGAAGAGCGCATGAGGGTGATTGGCCCTGTGCTGGGCAGGCTGATGAATGAGATGCTGCGTCCTATGATTGACCGTGTGTTTGCGCTGATGCTGCGTGAAAACATGCTCGCAACACCACCAGAAATCTTGCAGGGTCGTGACATTGACATCGAGTATGTATCACCGCTGGCAAAAGCACAAAAATCTAACAGCCTTAACAACACAATGCGGGCTCTTGAGATACTGCTTCCATTGTCACAATCGCTTCCAGTGGGCGACCACCTTGACCCTGATGGGCTTGTCGAGCATGTCACTGATGCGCTGGGCGTTCCAAAGACCACACTGCGCACTAGCCGTGAGGTAGCTGAGACACGCAAAGCCCGCGCAGAACAAGAGGCAATGATGCAACAGCGCCAGATGGAACAAGAAGATGTGTACACCACGGCGCAAGCAGCACAAGCCGTTAGGATGGTTGGCGAATGACGGAAATACTAAAAAAGCGCCCAGCGTGGATGGCAAGGGCTTTGGACCCTGAAACACCAATGACTGAAGCGCGAGAAACAATAAAAACAATAACTATGGATGGAATGCTGTTTCCAACAGTGCGCATGATTGACGGCGAGTTGAAAAAGCTTTCTAAAGACGAAGCTTATGACTACGCTATTGAAAAACAAGACTTTATAAAGTTTGAAAATGATGCGGCTGCTGATGAATTTGGCAAAATGTTAAGCAAGTTAATAGCAGAAAAACGTGGTTTAACAATCCTATCAGGGCAAAAATGAAAGAAATCGAACAGCTAAGAGACATGTATAAACAGACTTTCGACTCCGATGCAGGGGTGAAAGTTCTGAAAGACCTTGAGGCACGTTGTAACTGGCGTGCTTCAAGCTATGTGGCAGGCGATGCTAACGCCACAGCTTTCGAAGAAGGGAAACGTGCTGTTATCCTTCACATACACAACATGATGAATGAGGAGAAGTAATGTCTGAAGAAGCAATCGAACAGGTAGCCCAGCCAGCGGCAACCGTGCTGGAAACCCCAGCAGAGGTAGCACAAGGCGGGTCTGGTCACGATTTTCTGAACATGATTCCAGAGGAACTGCGTGACCACCCAAGCCTAAACCCTATCCGTGATGTGGGTAACTTGGCCCGGTCTTATGTAAATGCGCAAAGACTGATTGGTGCTGACAAGCTGCCGCTACCAGTCAATCCAACGGATGAAGATTTGGACAACATCTATGGGAGACTGGGCAGACCAGAAACACCAGACGGCTACAACGTAACAGCTGACGGCAATATCGTCACAGAAGAAATCGCTAATGATTTCAAAGGCGTAGCCCACCAACTAAGACTGACACCTGACCAAGCATCGGGTATCTTGGAATATTACAAGTCAATGTCGGAAGGCAGTGTTGCAAAAATGCAACACAATGAGCAGCAGTATCAGCAGCAAGTGCAAAACGAACTCAAGCAAGAGTGGGGCGAGGCGTACGATAGCAAGATACAGGCAGCTGCAAATGCTTTTCAGGAATTTGCTTCACCGGATGTGCTAGAGATGCAGCTTGCTGACGGCACAAAGATTGGCAATCACCCTGAATTTATTAAGGCATTTGCAAACATTGCAGCCTTCAGGCATAGTGTCACTAGTGAAGACACAGTTTCTGACTCGACACAGGCAGGGTTTATGTCGAAAGATGCCGCTCAAGCGGAGATAAATTCGATTATGACCTCATCGGTGTACACAGATTCTAAGAACATTGTAGGTCGCCAGCAGGCGATAGACAGGGTTCAAGAACTAATGACGTACATCCATGGATGATGTCGAGGTTAGGTTAGAGTGTTTGCGCGTTGCGCTAGAGTATGGCACACAGCGTGATGTGTTAAACCCCGACTCACTTGCAGACAGGTACTACAAGTGGGTCACGCAGGGTAGCGAGTCATCTCGTCCTGTTGGCAGTCGGGAAGACGACAGCCCCAAAAGGGCTCAAAAAACTAGGAGTGTCCGCAAGGGTAGCACACCGCAATTCGTGTAAATGAAACCGTGAAAGCAAGGAGGACGATATGTCCACACAAGTAACCACGGCATTTGTACAACAGTATTCTGCAAACGTGCAGATGCTATCACAGCAGATGGGTTCTCGTCTGCGTGATGCGGTGCGTATTGAGAATGTTGTTGGCAAGAATGCCTTCATCGACCAGATTGGTGTAGCTACTGCGCAAGCGCGTACAACTCGCCACGCTGATACGCCACAGATTGACACGCCACACTCACGGCGTCGTCTGACTTTGGCAGACTACGAGTATGCAGACCTTATTGACGACCAAGATAAGATTCGCATGCTTATCGACCCAACATCATCTTATGCAAAGGCCGCAGCAGCAGCTATGGGCCGCGCAATGGATGACGTTGTTATCGCTGCTGCCCTTGGCACAGCTGCTACTGGTGAGACTGGCTCTGGTTCAGCTACCATCAGCAACAGCATTGCTAACGGCAACACAAACCTGACTCTGGCTAAACTGCGCGAAGCAAAGTACATGCTCGATTCAGGTGACGTTGACCCATCAATTCAGCGTTACATCGCTGTAGGGCCAAGCCAAATCCAAGCACTGTTGGCTGACACCAACGTAACGTCAAGCGACTTCAACAGCATCAAAGCTTTGGTACAGGGCGAACTGGACACATTCATGGGCTTTAAGTTCATTATGACCAACCGCCTCACCACAAGCGATGGTTCAGAGACTGACGATGTTCGCAACTGCTTTGCATGGGCAGAAGACGGCATCACACTTGGTCTCGGCAAAGACGTATCAGCACGCATTGACGAGCGGGCAGACAAGAGTTACGCAACTCAAGTCTACTACTGCATGTCACTTGGTGCGGTACGGATGGAAGAAGCCAAAGTCGTACAAATCGACTGTGACGAATCTCCAGACTAAGCATAGCGGGGGCGGGCAACCGCCCCCTCTTTTCCTTGGGGGTTGTATGTGAAACAGAACAACGATTTCAGGTATGACCTAGAGGTAGGCCAGCTACACGAAAAATGGCTAGGCGATTTATTAGAAAGTAAGACAATAGAAGTTAAACGCGACTTCATGGCTTCACAGACAGGTAATGTGTTTGTGGAGTTTTTTTGTAGGGATAAGCC